AACTTAGCAACTTCCGACGTCACCGAGAGTACCAACCTGTACTTTACTGACGCGCGCGCTGATGCTAGGATAGCACTAGCAACGGTGGACAACCTAGCTGACACGCCTGCCGGCATCGGTACCGCTGGCCAAGTGCTTGCCGTCAACAGCGGTCGCACCGGCTACGAGTTCGCCAACCAACCGACCATCCCCGACCTCACCGACTACGTCAGGTTCGTTAACGATGAAGCGCCGGACGATGGCAACGTAGTGTTAACTACGGAGCTGGTGCCGGAGAACACCAACCTGTACTACACCGACGCGCGCTTCGATACCAGGTACGCGACGAAGACGCACTATCACGATCGCTATGCAACAGAAGCAGAGACGGCACGCAGCGGCGCGACAGCCAACGTGGAGCTGTACTACACCGCACGACCTGACGGTGACGGGATAGCCGAGAGCGCAACGAGTGACACAGGCGTAACCGACACTATCAACAGGACGCTGTACTACGCGACTAAGTTTGACGCCGACCCCGACACCGCTGGCGACTGGACCGAGTACACCACGCAACCAGCAGACAACGCGACCTTTGCCACAGCTAAGGCGGCGCTGCTTGCTGGACTTAACGACACCGACGCTACGGCCGAGACGCGCGGCACGTTGCCACTGTCGCTGAAGATGGTGCGCACGACGACGGCGGCGGCTAGTGACTTGCTCTTAGACACCTACACCGGCGCAGCAGCGGCGTATTCAGTGCGCAAGCTGGACAAGGATTACACTGGCTATTGTATAAAGATGCGCGAGGATAGCGGCGACACAGAAGCTGACATTGGCTTCGACGGTAGTGGCAACCTTGACACGTCTGCAATCGCTACGCATTGCGGCAGCGCTAACGGTTACGTTGTTACTTGGTACGATCAAAGCGGCAACGCAAACAACGCCACGCAAGCCACCTCAGGCAGCCAGCCTAAAATCTACGACGGCACCACTCAGGCGGTACTCACCGAGAACGGGAAGCCTGCGGTCAGTTTTGATGGGACTCAAAGCCTTACAAGGTCTGACGCGGTACACAATGGCACTGGCGACATGAGTGCTCAAGCGGTTTTTACTCGGAGTAGTACTTTTGGCAACGGCCTGTTTCAACTTGGTTCTGGCACTCTTGCCTTATGGAATATGACGAGTGAGTGGGGATATAGAGTCAGTGGAGGAAATCGGCTTTTTGCGTCAAGCTCACCCGTGGCTGGCACTCAAGTGTTAGCCAGTATGTATATAGCAAGTCCTGCGAGTACGTCAACAATGACCTTGTTCATTGACAGTAATGCTCTTTCGCCGACATCAACTAATAGCAAGAGCATCAACATTGCCAACAACTTGACAGCGATAGGCGGCAACTTTCTTGGTCATGGCGGCGGTTCGCACAACGGAGTATTTCAAGAGCTGATTGTTTGGAGCAGCGACCTGACAAGCAACCGCACCGGCATCGAAACTGACATCAACACCTACTTCAGCATTTACTAATGGCTACCGTATACCTCCCCGTCACCGCGCGCTTGAACCTCACCAGCGAGCAACGCGCCAAAGGCATAAGCCGCGAACTGTACAACCTGAAGCTGCCGAAGCACCTGCACGAACCTGGGCGCACGACTACGATGCTGCTGGCTACCATCCAGCACCCCGACACAGGCGAGTGGGCGTGCGTCGGTGACACGGAGTTGGCTATTGCCGTACACCCGGAACGCGACCTGAATGCATTGGTGGCACTGTTCCCACAGCTTACCACTGAGGAGCGCAGCGCGATGACGTACTACATAGCCACCAGCGACGTAGTGCTGTTCCAGTACCTTATGCCAACGGACAGCGAGGTATTGACACAAGAACAAGCACAAGAGGCCGGATGGTTCGGCGCGGAATTGTAACTTGAGGACATGGATTTTATTGCAGCAAACTGGGCTGAGCTGTTGCTCGCTCTCATGGTGTTCGCCAAAGTCGTCGTGAACCTAACGCCGTCGGTCAAAGATGATCGCGTGTTTACGTACTTCGACCTGTTGCTCAATGCCATCATCGCAAACAACACAAAAGAAGAGAAGTAATGGCCATCCTTAACGGCACAGTATACCTGCTCTCGGTCGGCGGCACCGCGTTGCCCGACCAGACAGAAGGCAGCATCTCCATCAACATGGAGACGCGCGACATCACAACCAAAGACAGCAGCGGATATCGTGAGCTGCTCGAAGGTTTGCGCTCTGGTTCCGTCAGCGTTTCGGGATTGGTTGACGACGATGCCAGCGGCGGCGCCGGAGGTACGTTGTTCACTACGCTCAACACTCGTGCGGCGGTGGCTTTGATATTTGGTTTCGACGATGCGTCAGACGACTACAACTACACCTGCAACGCTTTCTGCACTTCGCTAGAGATTAGCGCAGGAACTGAAGACAACGTCACTTACAGCGCGTCGTTTGAAATCACTGGAGCTATCACGCAGGTCGTCGCTTAATGAAAGTCACACTTTCCGGGAAGGAGTTTACTTTACGATGTGACATGCGCGCGCTGGCTAACGCCAAGCGTGAGCAAAACGTAGACATCTCAGACTTAACCGAGTCGTATAAAGACGAAAACGGTAAGCAACAACAGCGCGAAAACTTTGACGCGTTTGCCACCTTGGTCTATTACTTCGCGAAGTCTGGTGCCAAGCACGCAAAAACAGACTTTGAATATGACCGTGACGACTTTCTAGGTTTGATTGGCTTTGATGAAATGCCTACCATAATGACCGCGGCTGCGGCTCTATTGGGTGGCGACGGTAATCAAAAAAAAGCGAAGGCAAGCCGCTAACGTTTGATCACTGTATGCAGATTGGGTTGGGGCAATTACGCTTCAGCCCATCTGTGTTTTATGACATGACGTTTCAGGAGTTTATGTGGGCGGCGCAAGGCATGAACCAACAGGAAGAAGCCAGGCAGCAGCAAGAGTGGGAGCGCGCACGGTGGTCGGCGACGCTGGCTCTAGCTCCACACAGTAAGAAAGGCCAGCAGGTTAAGCCTCACGACCTTTGTATCTTCCCATGGGAGAAGAAGCCTAAGAACAAAGGCACTAACAAGCTGCTGAAGAACGCGCTGAACAGTATTAGTAATGGCAAAACTTAAGGATCTAAAAGTCACCATTGGCCTGAGTAAGCGAGGCCTGACGAAGCTCAACAGTGACCTACGCCGTACGAAGTCTAACTTCCGCAGGAACTTTGGGGAGATAAGCAACCTTGCCAAGCAAGCCGGCGCCGCGATTATGACAGGCGTAGCGGCTGGCCTTACTGCTATCGTCAAATCAGGTTCCGACCTGCAGACGTTGAAGGTTGGCTTTAGGTCAATCATGGGCAGCGCGGAAGGTGCGGCCACAATGGTCGACAAGCTCAACAAGTTCACGGCCTCCACTCCGTTTCGACTGCAGGAGGTAGCCACCAGCGCACGCCAACTCATTGCTGTTGGTGTTGGTGTGGACGACATCAACGACCGCATGCGTATGCTTGGCGACATCGCTGCGGCATCGGGCAACAGTATACAAGACATTGCTGCGGCGTTCTCAAAGGTGCAGGCCAAAGGCAAGGTGGAGCTTGAGAACCTCAACCAGCTGGCAGAGCGTGGTATACCCATTTTCGCAGAGCTGAAGAAGGTGACCGGTGACGCCAACATGGAGTTTGGGGCCGGTAAGGTATCGGTGGAGCAGTACAACCAGGCGTTGGCTAACATGGCCACCGAAGGCGGCTTTGCCAATGGTGCCATGGAGAACCTGTCGGAGACGGTAAGCGGCAAGTTCAGCACCGCAATGGACAACGTCACCTTGGCGCTAGGTGAGTTTGCTGAGAAGTCCGGTCTGCTGGCTACTATCACCAACGCGTTGGATGACATGACCAAGCAAGTCCAGCGCATGAGCATTGGAGACGGCGACTTGGTCAAGTCACGGGAGGAGGTTTATGATATTTCGGTACGTCTAAGAGAGGCGCACAAAGGCAACATCACAGCGTTGCAGGAGGAAGCGAAGGCAGCCTATGACA